CTCTAAAGTAACTACGCATGCCATAGTTTGATATTTCAGTTATTCCATCTCTTGATAATCTTAAAACAGCGCCTTTAGGTTTGTCAACAAAGTATTTTCTACCAGCATAGTAAGCAAAGCTTTCTGGATTTGTACCTATACCATAATTACTGCTATAAGGCACTACTTGTCCAAACACTACATCTGATGTTGTAACCTGTGGAGAACCTTCTGCTGTATAAAGTACATCTTTATCTATAGCAACCCAACTAACTTTTTCTTCTTGAAAAACATTAAGGTTGGTGTCTTCAGCAAACAACTTTTGTATGCTACCGTTTTGTATATCAAGAGACTTAGTTATGTTTTTACCTGATGCAAATTGGTTAGTATTGTTTATTCCTGTATTCGGATTATATATACCTGAATATATTAAAGTATTTTCTCTTCTACCCTTTGCATATTCATTATCTACAATATGGGCTTGAACCCCGTAATCTACTGAGTCAGCATTGAAATCACCTCTAATTCTTGATTCTTCTATATGCCAAATAGGATCAGAACCTGATGTTGGTCCTTTTACTATAAATGTATTATAATAATCTATTTCTATGGTAGTACCGTTTGACAAGCTCGAAACTAATCCTCCAGTTGGCGTTTCATAATATATATCTATAGTAGACTCAAAAGGTTTAGTTTCTAAAACAGCTAAGTCATGTAGCTTGCCTGTTATAATTAAATTATCACCAGATAAACCAAGACCTGCATCGCTAGCAAATGAAGCTAACAAGTAGTTATTGCTTGCTTTGTAAAAGCCTCTATTATCATCGTAACCAGAAGAGGCTATAAATGTGTCTGTTATGTCACTAAAACTACTCAATAATCCAATACCTTGTATTTTAGATATATCGTCATCAGAGTTTATTTGATTTACGGTTGTGTAAGCTAATAAAGGATATGTCGCGGTTGTACCGTCGCCTTCGTAAGTATATATATTAAATTCTTCAGTAGTACCTATAGTTATAGATCCACCACCAAGAGAAGAATACTCCGGATATGTTAAAGCTTTTATTGCGTGACCTCCAGTTCCTTGAACTCCAGCATCCGCAGAAAATCTTAACTTTTTAAATATTGTAATTTTTCTACCTACAGGTTGCTCGTATGATGAAGTAAAAGTTATACTTGTTATGTTTGATCCTCCGGTTGTAGTATAATGTTGATTAATACTAGCAAGCATACCATCAACATAAACCTTCACAGCTTCAACTGTAGGCGCTAAGCCTCCAATAGAATTACCAGCTGGCACGTTAATAGTTTGGCTGCTAGATATTTCTTCATCAACATATTGACTATCAGCAGCCTCCCAGTAGGCCCAGTTAACAGAAGATGAAGCTAAAATATTTACAGTATAATTAACTCTATTGATATTTACAGACTCAGTATTTTCTACATGCGCAGAATAAAAACTCTGGTTTATTAATTTAGGATATACGTAGGTATTAGAACTAGATATTTCACTCTCAAAAGTTATAGCCTCTGAGTTTCTAGGTATTTTATTTACATTGTCACCAAAAACAGTAAAGTACGATATGTCATTAAAAACAGATAGACCTGGAATATAAACATTGTAATATTCTTGTTCTTTTTGTTTTATAACAACTCTATACGAGTGCCACTCTCCACTAGGTAAATCAGTAAATGTTAATTTTATAGAGTCGCCAGGCCAACTAGCCGCGTCTGCTGTTTTAGCTGGTACAGTTATAGTTGGATTAGAACCTAATATAACTGGTGATTTTCTACCATATTTGTCGGCTAAAACTATACCTACCTCGTAGTTTCTTCTTTGTTTTATTGAGTGAGAAGTTAGTGTAGAATTAATTTTATCATCAACCTCTAATGTGTAGTCGATAGATGGTAAATCATAGTTTTGTTCAAAGTTACCATATATAATTCTATTACCAGAAACCTCTTGAGCTAATGCTTTTGTAGGTATGTTGTCTGTAACTCTTATTATCTGTTCTTCTGGTATTGTTGTACTAGGAAGTTCTGATTTGTAAGAATAATTAATAGAAGTACTTGATGGAGATACGTTTTGTTTATAGATAACCCTAACAGCATTAGAGTTTGATTCTTTGACCAATATCTCAACACTTCTTATTTCATGATTATCGTACGCATCAGTTGGAAGAGGTATACTTAAATCTACTTGATTTATATTATTTACAAAATCTTGTAGATATGCTTGCTCATAAGCTTTTGTTACTTGATCTGAAGTTAATTGAAGTGTTTTTGGTATAAAAGCTATAGGACTAAAAGGAGCTATTTGTGAATACTCGTTTTCTTTAAATTTAAATCGATATGAAAATCTTATAAACTTATCTTCTATGTATTTACTTTTAATACTACCCTCATTAGACATTGAAGTTATTTCTGGAGCTTCAAATGGAGAGTATTTAGCTACATTTATCTTATCGTTAGAATCGTAATAACTAGTATCTTCTAACGCGGTCTGTATATTTATTCTTCTTGGTTCATTTAAATTGTCTGTCCAAAAAAGTAAATCTTCAACTACATTTATACCTGTTATTAAATGATCTTCACTAAAATTTAAAAAATTACCTGAAACAATAGCAACAGGTATAGTTTCAATTTTTATTTCGCTAACTTGTACTGGTAGTGTAAAGTTTATTCTTTGTTCTGTTTTACTAAAAGTATAATCCACCGTGTTTTGAAGTAAAACACCGCCATTGTAAACTAAAATCTCACTTCCACCCACATCATAACCAAAATCAATTATATAACTGCTAATAAGCGAGTTTACAGCTTCGGTTATTTCGCCTTTAGTGTAAGAATATATATGGTTGTTTGATCCGTCTTTAACAAAGTAAAAAACCCTATTGTTTTTATCATCAAAAAAACTACCTATAACAACAGCGTTAGAAGAAAAACCAGAATTATAAACCAAAGAATTACCTTTTATGTTTTGTAATGCGCCAACATCAGTATCTTCAGTTTCGCTAACTTGAACATTTAAAGCATTTCTATATTCGCCCTCTGGCAATAATCTATCATCCAGGCTTTTATTCATTTTCCCTTTCAGGAAAGTGTTTTTGATTTCCGGCATTTAATTAGCTTTTAATATGTTTCGATTTGTTACGCATGATATTAGTTAATTCTGGTATTTTAAGATCATACAGTCTTAACTTAGCGTTACGCATAGAAGCTCTTTTTTCTCTTTTAAATCTATTTACGATGTACTCAGGCACTTGTGACATTGTTGAAAGTATAGCGTGAGCTATATATTTATACATTGCTTCTTCTGCAAACTTATGTACTTTCATTTCCTCGTCAGTACCTAAACCATCAGATACATATTTTAATGTAATAATAGCACCAACTAAATTACTTGAAAACTTAATAGCTCCTTTATATTCATCAATATAAAAGAAACCATTTTTATTCATTAATTCTGGCGTACCACCGTATCTTTTACCAGCTTCAATTAATTTTTCTGCTGGATAATCTCTATTATAAAAGTAATCTTCGTTGTTATAAGAACCAGTTAAACTTCTTGAATCAAGATTTAATATTCTTTCATCTGTTAAACTAGTCGTTTTAATTACTTGTTCTTCATCATCAAACATGTATAAAGCATCGTCATCTTGCAATATGGCTTCTGAGGGACTTGAAGTTATACGTCCTCTATTTATAGGATGTTCAATACCGTATTCATCAACATAAGATAATGTAACGTAGTTTACATAATCTTGTGGCATTATCATAGTTAAGTTTGGACCAAGTTCTATTTCTTGTATTTTTTCAACTTTAGTCATATCAAAAGCAAACTCTTGTATTGCTCTTTTAGCGTGAAACAATACGTCTCTTCGTTTTGCTCTGTTTATAATTTTACCATCACCAACATAAGATACCATAAAGTTATTTACAACATCATTTAACGATGTGTATCTGTAGTTACCGTGTTGTTTGTTTACTAGTGTTACAACTAATTGATCAAACTCAACTAGCGGTGGATTATTTTCGTCTATAGTCGGGTCACCGTTTTCATCTAAAACAACATTACCATCATCGTCTAAAACATAAGCGCCAATAGTAAGAACATTGTTTTCATAAGTAAACTCATCTTCATTTAACTGTTCGCCATTTACAAAAACAAATATTTCTTTAGATAGTTTTGGTTGAGGTGTTAATACAACATTAAAGTCTATAGTTAAACCGTCACCTAAAAAACTCTGGCTACCACCGTAATAATTATATGCTGTATCTTTTATAAGTCCCATTTATTAAGAATTGTCTTGATTAATATTGTTCACTTCTTGCTGTTGCGCAACTTGAACTACTAGTGGATCTTTTATAATAACACCTGCATAACCTAGTATTTTTATAACAAGATCTGTTTCTTCTGAATTATGAAGCTCGAAATCAGTTGAGCCCATATTAGCTGTGTAGTTACCTTCTTCTTCCTCTTGTGCTTCAAGTATAGTTCTACTGTCATAAACATAAGTTCCATTAGCAGAAGTATAGCCCCATTTAGGGTCTAAAGGTTTTCTAATATAGTCTATTACAGGATTTGTTATAGTTTCAGGAAAAAACTCGTAAAATTTATTATCGAAGTAATATATAGGATAATTTTCAGAAGGTTCTGTTAGCTTAGAAGATGTAAGATAAGTATATTCAGATTTTTTTACTTTTTCTATTTCAGCAGATCTATCAGACTTCGTTATTTGAACTGTTCTGTACCAGTCTGCTGGATTTTCGTATTTTTCAATACCTTGCTCAAGTAATAACTCGTTAAATGGCACTGTAGCGCTTGTAGCAAATAAATCTATTTTTTCTTCTATATTATCGGCTATATCACCATATTCACTATTAACACCCTGAATATTTCTCTTTGTCAATTGTCTATTATAATCATAAAAAGACTTTTCAAACAAGTCTAGTTGTGCCTGCTTTCCAAGTCTGTTAAATTGATCTGGTGTTAAATAACCGCGTTGTTCTTTGTTTAAAATAGAAAGTACAACTCTGTATACGCTGTTTACGTTTATAGCCATTTTTATTTATAGTTAAAAAAGTGGGGCCCGAAGGCCCCGGGCTTTTTATTTTAGTTTCTTTTCAATTGTTTTGTAAACTTCAACACCTTCATCGGTTTTAAACCAAGCAGCTAGTGCTGAATATGGATTTTCATCAAAAGGTACAGTCATTAACTGTCTTCCGTTACTAACCCACTTGAAAGTTCGCTGGTCATCTGATAATTTAATAATACCAGCTTCAACAGCTTTTAAACCAGTATTTCTAACGTGTATATTTTCATCCTGAGCAAGCTCTATGAATAGTTTTGGTTCACGTCTAGCAAATACAAGTAAATCTCTTTTAATCTCCTTAGAAGTCATCGTAGCAACAGCTGAACCAACATTAACACGTACAATAGCTTCTGCTTCGTCAATGCTCAAGTTGTTTGCTATCATTAAAGCATCGATTTCACTTTGAATTACTTCCAGTTCGTCTTCTGCTTCTTCTTCTGGATCAAATTCTTCGTATATTTTTCCAAGTGACGGATGATACAAAGAAAGTAGTTTTTGTAATGTTTGTTTTTCTTTAGGTACATTTAATATACCATCTTCAAAAACAATATGCCCTAATCTTGCAGGACCTTGGAACTCATCTACAAATACTGTTTTTTGATTTACAGTATATTTAAGTTCTCTTTCGTACCCTTTTTCTTCGTCAAACCAATAAATGTTTCTACCAGTTAGCGTGTAGGTTAAAGGGGCAATACCTTTTCTAAGAACGTATACACGATCTTTTAATTCCCAATTTTGAGTTTTTTTAGCCATAATAAAATAATATAATATATAAAAAAGATAAGAAGGAGGCGCCGAGTTGACGCCCCCAAGCTTATCAGATAGTTATTAGTTGAATAACATGAAGTTGTTAGCTCCTTGTACTACTAAACATCTTTCAGATAGGTAGTGTACTTCCATAGCGTCTAGGTCGCTAGTTTGAGCTCCACCAACTGAACCAGTAATCCAAGATTTCATTCTACGGTCATCAGCCTCAGAAGCACGGTAACGTACGTGTAAGAACGGACGCTTAAGGTTTTTACCAAGGATTTGATCGTAAACTGAAGAAGTACCAGCAGGTACAAGTACCCCACGGATATCATCAATGAATCCACGAGTAGTTGCATCGTTTAAGTATTTCCAGTCAGTTTTGTAGAAATCGTAAGATCCACGACGGAAACCAGAGAAACCTAGGTTAAGCGCCATGTCTTCAGAGTTGTTGAATACTCCATAAGAAGTACCACCAGCACCGTAAGAGTTTTGAGCAGCAAGCATATCATCGATATCAAGAGATACTTGACGGTTAACGAAAAGTACGTTTTCTTCGATAGCACCTTGCTTGTCTAGTTTCTTAAGGATTTCGTCAAAGTCAGCTAAGTCATCAGTGTCTCCGTTGATACCAGCAGATACGTGTCCACGATCTTCGATAGCAGCGAATAAACCTTCAGTACCTTTAAGACCTTCACCAGCAGCACCTGAACCAGCAGCAGCAAGCTCACCTTCTACTACAGCCATTTCTAAGTAATCTTCGAAACGTACTCTAGTATCACCTTCAGCTTTGATGTACCATAGGTAACCTGATTGACCACCTTCACCAGTAATCTCAACCCATCCAATTTGAGAAGCGTCAGATCCAGAGATCTCATACTTATCTTTAATGATGATAGGTGAGTTAGTGAAAGATTGGAAAGAAGGCTCAACAGCACCGCTCATTCCAGCAGTACCTTTTTTGAACTCAGAACCGAATACAAATAAGTCGATGTTTCCATCAGCGAAATCCGAATCAGTTGTGAAAAGAGCTTTGTCGTAACGCTTAAGAGTTACGGTAGTAGCATCTGCAGCAGATACATAAGCTTTAACAGTAGTAGTACCGTCAGTAACAACTACAGTTTGACCAACGCGTACAGCGTGACCAGATCCAAGTGTTACTACACCAGTAGCAGCTACAAGAGCTTTAGCGGTGTAAGAAAGGTGAAGACGACCCTGCTCAGACCAAATGATTTGATCAGAAGACATTGGCATCTCAGCTCCTACCATACGTAGGAAAGATGAAACTGAACGGTCACCGTAACGCTCTACTTCTTGCTCATAAAGCTCAGGTAGATATTGTTGTGACCAGTCGTTTTGACCACCTGTAAATGAAAGGTAGTTAGTTGCGAGTGTTTGTTTAACTGGAGCAGGTACGATATTTAAGTTAGCTCCAGCAACAGGAGTGTTTACAGCCATTGTTGTAATTTTTTAGTTTTAATTTTTAATTTTTACTCTTAGTTTTGAACTATTATCGCCTGAAATCGCTCTCACTTTTAATCCTCCAGCATCTACATAACCATCAGAAGTTTTTCTTGGGTCCATGTTAATGTTTTTAGATTCAGCTTGCAATTGCTTAATAGCATCAGCTTTGCCTTGTTCATAAAAGTGGTTTGCTATTTTGTCAGCGTTTCTAGCAGCAAATAAAGCTTTGTGGTAACCTTGAGGATCAGCTAGCATATTGTCTTCATTTAAGAACGTCTTAAAAGAATTTATAATATCACTTTGAACCTCTTTAGTTTGTTGAACATCTTGAACTTTAAACCTATACTTGTTATCACCGACTTTGAAATCAAAACCTTTGAATTCTTCGTTGAAAACATTATTAGTTTGTTGCATAAAATGTTCTGAAACTTTTTGCTGTTGAGCAGATAGTTCAGACTGCTCTTTTTTATATTGATTGTAAAAGTCTAAAGCTTCTCTTTGTTCTGGAGGTAAATTTTTATTTACTTTTATTTCTTCGTAATACTTACCTTTAAGATCTTCAAGAAATCCTTTAGCTTTTGCAATTTCTTCTTTATAAGCAAGTTTTTTTCTACGGATGTCTCGCTCATCATCAATGTCTTCGTCAAAAGAAAAATTATCTTCGATTAAGAAGTTTATCTCATCATTATCTAAATGAGATTTAGTTTGTCTATAATACTCTCTAAGCAATGTAGATTCATCTATGCTCGCATAGTCTGTATTTAAACGAACATAGTCTTCTAACGTTCCACCTGTTTCATTCATAAAGTCTACGACCTTTTGAATATTTTCAGGAAGTAATGTTTCATTATTTACTTCTTCTTGTACGAGCTTTTCTTCATTGACTTCTTGGTCATTGGTTTCTTGCTCTTCGACTTGCAGGTTTTCGGCATCGTTATCTTCTTTAATTAATTCTAGGACTTGTTCTTCTTTTTGTTCGGTAGGTTCTTCGGAACTCCGTACTTCTTCGCCCACTTCTTTGCTAGCTTCGGGTTCGTCTTGAACAGGTACCTCATCTGCGCTTTGCTCTTGAACGGCATCTTGTTCTTGATTTAAGTTTACACGATAAACACCGTCTTCACCCATAGCACTAGGCTGTGATTCTTCAACAGGTTGAGTTTCTAGAGTTTGCTCCTCTAAATTTTGATTTTCTTCCATAATAAGATATAATAAAAAAGTTTAAATATTATCTAGGCTCAAATTGCTCTAAGCCAAATCCACCAAGAGTATCAAACCCAGCAGATTCAAAGTCCTTAGGTCCAGTGTTACCTTTTCTTTGCTCTATAAGCTCGGACTGTTGTGTTGCTTGTATTTTAGTTCGCTTATCTTTGCGATCTTCTTTAAAAGCTTCTTTATCCTTAATCACTTGTGATTCCGCTTGTTTAAGTTGCATGTTCAACTCAAACTCATGCATCATAAGTTCTTTTTTGATAGCAGCTTCTCTTTCTAGCTTTTGTATTTCTAATTGAGCCTTGATTTGCTCTAATTGAGCCTTGCTCTCTGTTAGTGCTTGTTCTTTTTGCATTTCAGCCTCGGCAGCAGCTTGAGCAGCTTTAGCGTTAGATTCAGTTTGAGCTTGGATATTTTGCATTTGTATAGCTCTATCATCTTGAGCTTTTTTGCGTCTTCTTAGTTTTAGAAGTTGATTAGCTAGCTTGATGTTTTTAATTTCTCTAACATCTATAGCGTCTTCAAGATGTATTTGATCTCTCTGCAATGCTATTTGTATATTATTCTCAAGAAGTTGTCTTTCCTCTTCATCTGGAGCTAGTTCTAAGAATATACCAAAATCATGTAAGTGAAGATTTTTAATTTCTTCAAGAGTTCCAACATTGAACTTACCTATGCCATTTATGAAAGCATTTTTTGTGTTAGAATATTCTAAAACATCCGATATACGTAGAGATACACATTCAGCTGTTCTTAAGGTTAAATAAAGTCCAGACTGTAATATGTGTCTAGTTGCGGTATTTGAATTTGCTGCTGCTAACTTCTGTAGACCTACTAAAGCTTTTTCATCAGGCATACTACCATCTCTAGCCTCATTAAGACCAGTAACATCACGCATCATTTGCAGATAGTAGTTATAAGAATTAATTAAGCTTGATAATTTAGCGCCACCATTTGAAGATTGTAGTTCTTGTATCGGTACTCTACCGTGGTTAAACTCACCATCTTGCGTCATTGATCTACCAATAACAGAACCTGTTTGGAAGTACATGTTTAACGCTTCCTGAGGATTATAGTTTGTACCGTTACCTAAATCTATTTCAGCGATACCATCAGCATCAAGATAAACTCCATCAGGAACCATTCTTGACATTACTTGTTGTAGCTTTAAATGCGTTAGCTGTATCATATCAGCAAACGTTGTCATTCTACTAACAAGTGATTCTATTTTACCTTTATATATTCTTGGAGCTACAATATTATATGACATGTTAACTTTAGTCGTATCTGACTTAGGTCTTGTCATGTTTTCAGCCATTTGCCATTTTAAAAGCTTGTTGTGGCCAATAACTTTAACACCCTCATAAAGAACTTCTATAGCTCGATCAACTTTTTCAAATCTTGATCTTTCGTCTTTAGGAGGATTAAATGTATCGTCTTTTTTTAACGCTTTTTTAGCGCCAGTATTTGTTTCTTTAATTTTGTAAACCTGATTTTGAAAAGTTTTGTATTCAAAATAAAGAACGTAGACGTGGTTTTTATCTTCGGCATCAGATGAAGCGTATGACTTGTTATAAAGAAGTGCATTGCTTCCCGTGCCTTCAATCTCTTTGACATCATCTTCTGTTAATTGTGGAAATTGTTTTTTAAGTTCTACAATACTTGTTCTTCTTATTTCACCGACGTAGTATAAATCATCAAAATAAGGTGATTCTGTGTAAGAATAAACTAAATCAGCAGGATCAACGTATTCTATTTTTATGCCTTCAGCTGTATTAAAAATAGTTCTACTACAAGCTATACCTAACACGGTAAGATCGTAATCAAGACGCTTTTTTAGTAAATGATATTTATTATAATCTAAAATATTATTTATTGCCTCCTCTTCAGCTATTTCTATGCTCTGCTTATAGTTGAGCTGCATATGCAATTGAAGTTCTTCTGTAGTTTCTGGAAGTTCAACTGGATCATTATTAAACAGACTTATTCCAAAATTTTCTCGCACTTGATATAACAGTTCTTTGCTGTTGATATCTTCTAATATAGAATTAACATAATCTGTTTTTTCTTTTATAGCGGCTGGATCTTGAGAATAAGCTTTTATATCAAAAGTTCTTTCTCCAATACCGTTTACTACTATATCAACAAACTTTGGTATAATAGGTACTGGCTTCCAGTCTAAATTAAGATAAGACAAATCACCGTTAATAGATAATTCATCTTTATATTTCTGTATAGATTGTTCGCCTCTCGCGTATAATTTAAGTCTATGATAGTTGTCTCTATTTGCATAGAACCTCACACTTCCTGAGTCTCTTTTAAACCATTCAGACTCGACAGCTTTGGCAACTTCTAATCCATATTTTACATCAGCTTTCTCAGCGTCACTAACAGCTTGGCTAGGAAATATGCCTCTAGGTAATGTTTTTGACATCTATTTTATTATTTTTGAACTGTAACCGTTATTATCGTATTTTTTAAAACCAAAATTTAATGATAGTTTATGTCTTTCTTGTCTTGGCGTATATAAGTGCCTATTACAAGCCATTATAGCAAGACCAGATGATATAGCCGCATCAAATAGTGTTCTTTTGTTTATATCAAACTTAGCCCAGTCATTTAGAGTTCTAGTAAAATACATGTTACCGTAATCACCATCTTCTAATTGACCTACATACTTTTGTATATAACTCTCTATTGCAGCTGCATGCGCTTGTTTAATGTCTTCACCTGAATTTGGTATACCACCTATCTCTTTTTCTGTAGCAGATAGCTTATTATACGTTTTATCAGGTCTGTTCATCGAGTAGCCTCTATATCCTCTTCTTTTTAAATAATACAAAAGCCTTGGTTTGTTATTTTCTGCCAATAGTGGCATACCATAAAAAGCAAGAGCCATAAGTACATCTTCAAAGAACATTTCAGCTGTTTGTGGCCTAGCCACGTATTCTAAGAAAAAAGCGTTTGGCGGCGCGTTCTCCATACTTAATTTTGTTAGTCCGTGCAAAGAACCTTTTGAGCCTCTTCCGTCTACAGTGCCCGATATATCATAAGGGTCACAACCAAAAGCACCAATATGTTCGTTGCCAGGATAACGCACACCATTTCTTATTTCGTATTTGTTCTGTAAATTAACAGGTGGCACCCAAGAAACTAAAAATCTACCACTGTCATCAGGGGTAAATATTACACGTGAATCTTTAATACCGTTTTCCCAATGGAAACTACCTCTGGTTGTTAAGCCTTGGTATCTAGCTTCTTCATTGAAATCTATTTGATCGTATATTCTAGCTAAATTAAATATACTGTTTTTTGTTTCATCTCTAAAAGCGTGTTCTTCAGATCTTGGAAACTGACGATAAAATTCATTTAAACCGTCTTGATCGTCTTTTAAACCTAATACTTCGTTTTCCCAATGCTCTATTACGCCAGTATCAATAATCTCTCCCATCGGTCCTTCAACAGGTCGTTCTGGTGTATCGAATACAGGTAATCCAAAAGCGTCAATGAATCCTTCGTAGTTCCATTCCATAGGAATGAACAAACTATATAATCCACTGCGAGTCTGTCCATTGCGGTTACGTCTTGTGACGTCTGAGTCATAATACAACTTTTTAAAGTTCTCACCACCTTTGTCCAGCGCATTGGATGTTGATCCCATCATACATTTACCAATGATTCGACTACCAAGTCTAAGACACGTTTTTGTAACGCGCCAGTTGTTTAATATATTATCAGGCTTTTCCCATTTACCACTTTCATCGTGAACGAGTAAAGCTAGTTTTTCACCATCGTACGAGTTGTCTCCCGTGTTTTTCCAGTCGATCGTCGTGTCAAGACCTTCGAGGATCTCCCTCTCTCTGTTTTGTATAGACTTCTTTGTGAGTTTCGAGGCTGGTACCCTGTACGCGAGTTCCGACTTCGGTCTATCCATACCGTCTTGTATCGGTTTGAAGAAGAACGGGTAGTTGATCGATATTGGTACAACCTTGTCTGTAAACATCTTCTTAGCATCGGATCCAGATTTTGACAGTATGCCAAATCTCGCATCTGACGTAATTGTCGCGAGGTTAACGGTCTCGGAGCTTGACATAAACGAGAAACCCGAACGTCTATTCTTGAGGTAGCACATACCGTAGCATCTTGCATCTGCTTTACATGCCTCCCAAAAAATAAAAAATAATCTATTTGACTCTCTGAAGTCTGGATGTCCCACATCGATCTTGGTCCACTGCAAGTACATGTAGTGAGTACCAGTAACGTAAGTAGGCTTATCTTTGTTATAAAACCAAAAACCGTTTTCACGCCTGTTAAACTCTTCATCTATGTAATCTTCCCATTGTTCTTTAAACTCTTCAGGTGTATCTCTCCAGTCAAATATAGTTTTAATCCGACCTAGCTCTTTAGGGTAATCAAATGGCATCCAACGTTTTTCTTTGTTGCTATACACGTTTTCTTCTTTCGGTAAAGCAATACGCAGGTTTTGTATCTCGTATATATCCCCTATTTCCCCAGTCTTGCTTATAACTACAATATCATTTTCTTTATCGTAACCGTACTCCCAAGACTTAGCCTTGTTTCTACGATGTATTGTAGTCAGTTTCACTGGTTCAACTATCTTAAATAAAGTTTGTTGATAACCCATTATTTAGATCTTTTTTCAGCAAACCCTTTAAATGATTGTTTATTATCTTCTTTAGGTTTGTTATCAAGCATAGCTTGCTCTTCTTGTATTTTATTTAAAATCTCAAAAGCATCAAATATAGCTAGCTTTTTAGTTGCAGCAGCATTTTTAAGTCTGTCAGCCGAAACATCGTCTTCCGTATGTGTTATAATCTTTTCTTCTGCTACGCGTATAAGTTCATCAACCGCTTTGTAGCCAGACTGGATTATACTCTTCTTCAGTTCCTTGATATCCATATTTAATACAAATAGAATTAGTTGGTACTCTATAAAGACGTTTGTTATCTATAATAAACTCATACTCACTATCAGGAGTAAAACCTACAAGATCGTCTTTTTTAAGACCATTTTTAATTAGACCATTATCAAGGTATTTTAATACACCAGTTAATTCTTCTTCTGGTTGCATTGAAAATAACTTTCTATTTTTTATAGGTTGCACAAAGCAAAAACCTTCTAATGGTTTCCACTCTAGACCTTTTTTATACATAAACACTTGTTCTGGATAAACAAAGTATTTATCTTCTTCAAAGTAGCTTTTGCTATTTACCTCATCACCTCTAACATCATGAAACCTTCTAAATACATTGTGATGAACAATAACTTCGTCACCTTTTTTAATTCCTGTTTTACCAACAATAGGTGTTTCAAGAACTACAGCTACTCGACTAACAAACTTGTGGTCTTGTATTTCTGTATTTAAGATGATCTCAATATCATCTACTTTGGTTGTGTTTTGGTATCTTTGGTCTTTTGGTTTTACTATAAAACTATATAAACTTCTCATTTAATATTCTAGGTTAAATTCAACACTTATAGCCATGTTCTTGTTGAAATCTTTCCAAGGTAATATCTCGTTATTTTTAGTTATATATATTCTGTATTTATCTTCTTCTTCAATTATATCACAAATAGTGTGGCCACCGTATACTTCTTGACCTACAGCATAGTGCATCGCAGCATCTTTATAGTCGCGACCTATACTGATCTTTCTAATAATATTCATAATTTTAATCTATTTTATTGTCTTTTTTTACAGCAGATCCATAGAAGTAACCAAATATAGATAAGACTACTCCTTCGCATATACCTATCAGGTGGATCCAAACTTCTTTGTTGTCTTCAGGTATTTCTAAAAAAACTATAGCATATATAATAAAAACAAAAGCAGATAAACCAATAATGCCAGTAAGATTATACATAAGATCAAACCTACCAGTTTTGGCTATTTCTACTTCTCTTCTTCTAGCAGAGTCTCTATCAGCTACTTCAAGTTCGTATAACTCTACTAGCTCTTCATGCATTTGAGCTTTTTCTTCAGCAGTTAATTCAGGTTCTACGTCTATTAGATTTTTAACCACGCCAAGTACACCTTTGTCAGGTAGCACGCTTGACGCAAATCCAGGAACCTTGCTAAGTAAAAATTTACCTACAGCGGTATCTTTAAACTTTTTCTTAGGCATTATTTTTTCATTTTACCATTTTACTTTATCAGCCCAGTATGCAGCTGACATTTTACCTTTTTTAATGTTTTTAGAGTGGCGAGCTTTAAAACTCTTGCGTCGCGCTTTAGACTTAGAATCAGTCTTTTTTCCTGCGCCACTAACTCCTTGCTGCCCAAATCTAATAATCTTCTCTTTTCCATTAGCGCAAGCTTTTACTACATGTGACTTAGTCGGATGACTGGGCGTTTTTTTAGGCTTATTGCAAGCCATCTTCGATTTATTAAGTCTTGTAGCCATTATTTTTTAGTTATTTTCTTTTTTACTTGTTTAACTTTTTCTTCTACAATATCAGGTATATGATTATTGTTTTCGTCTTTAGTAAACTTGTTTTCTTTGATATAACCTTTCTTTGCTAAAAACATACCAAAGCCCATTACAAGAAAACTAATTACTAATGAAATAAATATAATTTCTAGTATCATTATTTTTTCTTTTTAGATTTTTTAGACATTTTTTTCTTTTTTTGCTCAGCTTTAGAAGCATGAACAGCTTTACGTTGTGCAGCGCTTTTGTAACCCATTATTTACGTTTTTTACATTTACAATTAACACACCCACATTTAGAGCATTTCTTTTTACTTGTTTTCTTTTTGTAAGGCATAGTTTCTAGTTGTTTTCTTGTTAATAATCTTTTTACCTTTACGCTGCGTTATTTTAACGTAGTCAATAGTTTTTTTATCTTTCTTTATCTTTAATCATGTCATCTATAGCTTTATTCATTACTTTGTCGCTATAGCTTTTGTTTTTGTAATAAACATTAGATTCTGTAACAGGTATATCTTCTTGTCCAAGCATTATCTTGTACATCCTATTTATCAGTATCTTTGTTTTAAGGGAAGTTTTATAAACAGCGTATTTACTGTCTCTTCGATTTCTTTCCTTCCAGACATCGATCCATCCGTCGCGTCTTAATCGCTCCCAGCGATGCTTATCCCAAGTGTACGTATATACACCGTTTATAAAATCTTCTCTGGTGAATAAGCCCTTACAGTCTAAATAAATCAAAAGTTCTAAATCAGCATCTTTTAATTTGTTCTGTTTACAGGCCCAACGTCTTATTATTCTATAGTATTTAAGGATTTTGATGTCCCTTAAATCCTCTGGAGAAAGCCTCATTCCACAACGACAACATCTTGTTGCTTGATAACATGAAATAAGGAGTTGTCAAACTCAATGCCGTGCCCAGCGTGACGATCGTAATAGATAATATTACCTTCATTTAATCCTTCTGTTAAATTACCAACACTAACTATTTTGCCTTTTAGATATCTAACATCTTTAGTGTGGTTGTCTGTTATCAATAAACCATTTGTTGTTTTAGGTTCCTCTTTTATTTTCTCTATGATGATATAATTATTAATCGCTTGCATTGATTCTTCGATTTGAAATTATAGCATCTGCTGAAATTATTGTGCTAGCTACACTAACCGCGTTTTTGAGCGCTGTCTTTGTTACTAACGATGGATCAATGATTCCAGCTTTAATCATATTAACCACATTACCGGTGGTCACATCTATACCTTTACCAGCGTTACCTTCCATATTGGTTAATTCAATACCGGCATTTTCAAGTATAGTTTTAAAAGGTGCTTTTATAGCTGTCATTAAAGCTTTTTCGCCAGAATTATTCCAAGATAATCTATTTGATGCGTCTAGCAGCGTAATACCACCACCTGGAACAATACCATCTTGTAAAGCAGCTTTAGTAGCGTAAATCGCGTCTTCTACACGATCTTTCTTTTCTTTTAATTCTACTTGACTATTAGCACCAACCTTAATCATACCAACAGAACCTGAAAGCATTGCTAAGCGTTGTTCTAGTTTTTTCTTTAAAAACCCATTTTGCTCGTCAGAAATCTTTGCCTCAACAGCTTCTATTCGCTCTCTCGCGGCTTCTGGGACACTTTCTATAGTTAGTACAGTGTTTCTGTTATCTGTAACCGATTTAACAGCTTCTCCTAATACTTCTGGATCTATTAAATCTAAATCATCACCTAACTCTTCATCGATTATAGTGGCACCAGTTAGTGCGGCTAAATCTTCAATAGTGTCTCTTCTTGTAGAACCAAAACCAGGTAAATCAACTACGTTGACTTTTATGTTACCTTTTACTTTGTTTGTTATAAGCGCAGCCATTGGTTGCTGTTCTACTTTAGCAACAATTAATAGACTTCTTTTTTGCTTTATAACATATTCTAATACAGCTTGTATTTTTCTGATATTAGGTATTGGTGAAGCTACAATTAAAACGTATGGATTTTCTAATTCAGCTTTATCCTTATCATTATTAGTAGCTAAGTGCTGTGATTTAAGTGATGAATCAAACTGAACGCCATCTACAACTTCAAAATAAGTTTCCTCTGACTCAGATTCTTCCATCAATACTACACCATGTTTACCTACTTTGACATAAGCATCGGCTATAATTTTGCCTAACACTTTGTCGTTGTTTGTAGATATTGTAGCTACATTTAATATTTTATTATCTGTTACGTCTTTTTTAACGCTATCAATATATTTGATAACTTTTTTAAGACCAGAATCAAGGCCATACTGTACTTCTCTAAGGTTTGCACCTGATGATAAAGCATTTTTGGCTTCTTTTAAAATAGAATAAGCAAGTACGGTAGCTGTAGTAGTACCATCACCTGCTTCTTTAACTGTATTCTTCGCTGCTTCTTTTATCAGCGTAGCTCCCATGTTTTCTACTGGGTCGTATAATACAACAGATTCAGCAACGGTTACACCATCTTTGGTGATAACTGGCTTGCCTAATCCGTCTTCGTAAATAACGCATTTACCTGAAGCGCCCAGGGTAGACTGGACAGCTCTTGCGAGCTGCCCTACCCCATTCATTATCTTTTCGCTAGCATCGCTTCCGAAAGATAAATCTTTAACAATTTCACTTGGTTGATTATATTCCATTAAATTAAATTTGTGATGTAGTGGTTAGTTAAAGGTTTTTACTACTTTGGGACCTTTTAAAAGCTCAAGTCTTTTCTGGTAGTGTTCTATCGATGCATCTATTGCAGCTTCACAACTTTCTAGTGTTTCTCTGCGTGTTACATCTTTCCACTCGTCTTCGTACTCGTACTCTGCTTGAAAGTACCCATTTGGTAATTGAACAATTCGCCAGTTCTTTTTGTCAGCAATGTGCTCCCAAAGCTTCCTGGTTTCTTCGGGTACTCCGCTACCACCTTGTGATACGGAGAAGGATCTATAAAAATAGGTCATGGTTAAAAAATGGTTTACTAGGTTTTGTTAAAGAAATATCAGATGCTATTCCTGATCTTCTTTAATTTCCTCATAAGTACCGTCTTGCATGTTGATACTTACTTTACCGTATTCTTTTTCTAAGTCACCTTGCATTTTTTGAAGTTCCTCTTGCTCAGCTACAGCTCTGTGTAGTAACAAGTGCTTTTGACC